TGATTAACCGGGTAACAGATGGGTACTCATTCGCTGTTGAGTTCGAGGCATCAAATAAACGCCAGTTCGTCGCAAAATGTTCTGCGGCGGTGTCTGAATGTATTGGTAGAGGTGTTGTGTCTGCAATAGAGGTTCAGGTGCTGTCTCCTGTTCTCGGGCACTGGATGTCGCCTAACTATCCAAAATCAAATAGCCCTGTAACAGTGGCATGGAAAAATGGTAGGCGAGGGTTTGAGGGTGTCTATGAGAAAATTGAGGCAGCATGGCTGCCTATATCAGAGTCTGATAATGCAATTAAATCAATATGTTCTGATATATCAGTCGCTAGAAATTTAACTATTGTCAGATAATCGAATCCACTACTAGATTAGCAATAGAGGAGATAGAGAGATGGATAAAATCAGAATGAACTGCTGCAAGTGCACGGAACCCAAGTGCTACGATAACATCGAATGCTCTGTAACAAAGTATTACAGCGTCTTGATGAAGATTAGGAAACAGCCGTTTTTCGGCTTGATTAATCGCCAACAATAACCCATAATACGAGGAGGTAGCTGTGAGAGGCGACCTGAAAGACCATATAGATCTGCATTGTGTCACCCAGCCTTCGGGCACCGGTCGCCTCTCACGCATTCCGGCACAATGCAGTTCCATGTGGTCTTTTTTTGTGCCTATACCTCGTTGGCTGGGGATAACAACAGCATACGATAGTTGCTAGGCGCACCAGATACAAACTGCAATATCACCTCTTGAGACCGGAGGGATAGGAAGCTAAACCGCTCTATGTGGACGTTGATCAGGGTCACCCTACAAGGATGTGTAAGTGATGCGGATAAGTAGATATTGCAGTATAGGCTTGAAGCTCAATAGCCTGGATAGGATGTCCACAAGGGTCTAATGATAAGTATTGTCTAAAGAAAGGAGATAGAAGATGAGCAAGACACAGAAAGGTTTAATTGGGCTTTTTATCGGTGTTCCAGCATTTATTGCGTTTGGGTATTTCACGAACGCATGGGCTGCCGTGTCGTTATTCTTAGTTATGTTTGCTGATAACATTAGCCAGAGCGTAGTTAGAGAGTCTCGCTAATGGGCCTTGATAAAGAAAGGAGGCAGAGATGAAAGACCAAGACCAAATAGCACGAGAGAACGAAGGCTACAGCGAAGATGACGAGTATTTCCCTGTGCCGTGGTGGGGATATGGTGCCCTTGTTGTGATTATAGCCATGTTTAGCTGGCTGATTGCTGCTGTGTATGGGTAATTAATGCCACCATAAAAACAACTGATTAGACCATTACAGCCAAGGTGGTATAATCAGCGGAAACTAACAAAAGGAGAATGCAATGAATAGTTATATGAAAGGGAGTGTGGACGCATGTTTTGAGCTTTCAGCAACAAAAAGCGAGTTTATCAAAAACATAAAGTCAGTTACAGGTCTGACCGATATCGGTATAGCGAATAATAAGTACATTCAAGAACTTATTAGCAGGTATAATCAGCGGCAGTAACGAAAGGAGAGTGTGATGCTAGAAGACCTGCTAGGACAGTATTGGGATGTGGCATACAACGAAGGAAAGGAGGGGCGAGATCATGACACTGCCGATGGTATCGCTCAGCGAACATTAAGCATGATATTTGCAGAGGTTGGGCGGCTAATTTCCGAGGAGCGAGAGCAGTGCGCTATAATCGCGGATGAAGCGGCAAACAATCAGGCCGAAAAGGTTTATGCCGAGGAGACTGGGCAATACGAAACAGACGAACTACTTGCTGTTGCATGGCAGTTTTCTGTTATAGCCGCAAGAATGCGCGCCAGGAATAAGTGATTATTTGTGGTAGCTGTCAAACCCTCCCAAAAGTAACGCTGTAGCGGGCTATGACGCAAGGCGATGGGTGACTCAGGTAGCCACAGTCATAGGATAGGGGGCACAACTGAGCGACTGACAGCTACCAACTAATGATTACTACAACCGACCCCTCTGGCGGTATATTCAGAGGGCATCTGGGATGGGTTTGTCGCTGACCGAGTTCAGTCGCTAAGGTTGGTATCACAGGCTGATTCAGGCCTATCCACAGATGCAGTGCGGCGTGGAAAGTCGCAGACACGCAGATTGGGTTGCCGTCAACTGGGGAGCGACGAGGAGCTAAGTAGAGTAAAGCCGGAAGGTACTCCCGCGTATTTGGCAAATTTGAATAAGCCCAGTTAGCCGGGGTAGCGTCCGGCCACTGCATCACTGCCGGTATAGCTCAAATGGTAGAGCTGCGGAATCAGACATACATGATGTTCGTGTGGGCAGGTTCGATTCCTGCTACCGGCACCTAGTCAGCCAGCAATGGCAGATAGTGTGACTAGCCTTAATCTAGTCTAGCGACATGGCGGGTGAAACCTGAGCGAAACAACAGCGACCTTTGTGAGCTGGGCCATGAAAACCAAAGCGTGAAACAGCGCAGGACGCGGAATGGTGGCGATGAAACGGCCACGCCGGACACATAACCGGCACGAATTCACCACGGCACCACATGCCAGTTATGGGGATTCCCGTAGCGCGTGAATCGGTATCACTCAGCCGTATGTGAAGAGTGGGCAAATGAAACGAGCGCACAAACGGCCCAAAGCTGGGAACTGCGTGAGACGACCCTCGCCGCATGGGGCGGGAAAGCCTTATAGTATCCATGCTCTAATTGCCAAGGAGAAAGAGATGAATAACAAAGCAGAACTAGAGCAGCATATTGCCAAGATGGAAGAAGAGCTAGCCCAGATGAAAGAGAAATTATCTGAAGTGGAACAATGGGAGCCTAAAGGCGGTAGGTGGTACATTCGCTTTGGTTGGCAAGTGCGTGAAGCTCTGTCTTCCGAGGGGTACAGACTGTTTGGCTTGGAATACCAAACACAAGCCCAAGCCACCAAAGCAGCTAAAGCTATGCGTACCCATAACCGCCTACTAGCCTATGTGGCAGAACATGCGCCAGGGTATGAGGCTGATTGGCGGGATGGAGAAGAGGGCAAGTGGTTTGTTTACTTCGATCACGTTGACGAACATCGATATATTGCTGACTCAGAGTGTGGATGTGAAGACATCGGGAAAGTCTACATGCCCGAGACCGTAGCCAAAGAACTAGCCAGAAAGCTAAGCAGCGGTGAAGTAGTGCTATAGTGATATATGGCACGGTATGCGCTATAATTAATCATCCAACATATGAAGCGGTGATCTATGACATTCAACGAAGGGGAATATGGCTCAAAGATCTACGTGAATCTAGGCGTAGACATTAGCGCGGCCACTAGCCTTACCGTGATACTTGAGCCGAGGCGCGGGGATGCAAAGGAATTCACCAGTAACGTTGCTGTAGGTACTGCAAACACTGAGGTTGACGACAAGACCTTCCTTGCTAATCAGTTCCTAGAGTACACTATCCAAGACGGTGACCTAGACGAGCAAGGCCAATGGAGAGCGAAAGGCTCAGCCCTGGTAGGCTCAGAGCTAGTGAAGTCAGATTATGTACGGTTTACGGTATTGCCATAGGGTCGTGACCTCACACGCTAGATGACAATTCCTATTCATCACAGGAGATAAAGACATGATTTACTGTAGAGCAACAATAACTAGCTGGTATCAGCCTAAAGCGCAGGCAATCTTGCGAATAAGCCGGCAGCCGTACTTCGGCGCTACGACACACCCTACACTTGTTCCGCCAGTAGGCACCCTCCATGTCAGCCGGTAGACCTCCTAAGCACGAAGCCCCAGAAGAGATGCAGCCTGTCAATGGCGTTCTCTACTTCGGATTCCCGCCAGCAAGAAAACATAATAGGTTAGAAACAATTGGCGAGAGAGAAAAGCGTGAGCTTACCGAGCTTGTTGGGAGGATGGTTATCCAAATGCTGTTCGGCATAATCCTTGCCATTGGGTGCGTGGTATATTACTTGGTATTTGAGCTATGAGCGTAGAGTGGTCGCAAGTTGGCCTAGCGGCAGCCTGTAATGGTGGTGATAGGGTAGAGCTGGCTGTTATGAAAGATAGGAAGACGTCTATAGATGTTGGCCAAAGCGCTAAAAGCATACTCAGTGATGGACTATTCAAAAACTGGAAGCGTAATTCAGCAATAGGCTCTATTGAACGGCAGCTATTCTTTGCTGGAGGAATACCGCGCTTTCATGTGCGAGTAACATCTACAGGAAAGTTCTATCTAAAAGCAGGTGGCAAGTGATGCCAGCCGGTAGACCACCTAAGTACGAAACCAAAGAAGAGATGCAGAGAATCATCGACCTCTACTTCCTTGCGTGCCGGGCACACCAAGACGGTGACGCATCGAGGCTGTGTGATTGTAATGACGACGATCTGCTAGTGATAAACGAAATAGAAGATGTCGTGCCTACTGTTTCTGGGCTTGCTTACACCCTTGGGATGAGTCGTCAGGCGCTTATTGACTATGAAGGGAAGGAGGAATTTCTTGACACAGTAAAAAGAGCCAAGCAAAGAATCGAGATGTCTCTAGAGCAGAGATTGGCAGGAAACAACGTCACAGGCTCTATATTCAACCTAAAAAACAACTTTGGATGGAAGGATAAGCAAGAGGTCGATCTCACCAAGAAAACCAAGGTAGAAGAGATGACCGACGAGGAGCTAGATGAATTTATCGCCTCTCGAACTTGACAGCAGGACTAGCCGCGTAGAGCTTGCGCAGGCTATGCAGGAAAAAGAGAAGCGTTATAGATTTAACGCTTTAAGTCGTTATAAGCCATACGAAAAGCAAAAGGACTTCCATCGGTACGGAACGAGCTATTCTGAGCGTATGCTTGGTGCTGGTAACCAGACAGGTAAAACGTGGTGTGGGGCGCATGAAGCCGCGTATCACGCAACTGGTCTATACCCTGATAGTTGGGATGGCGCAAGGTTCGATAAGCCTACAGTCGGATGGGTTGGCGGCGTTACCGGCGAGGTAATCCGCGACACTACGCAAAAACTCCTTGTTGGGCGCGTCCAGGACGTAGAAAGCATTGGAACCGGTTCAATCCCTAAAGACTGCATCAAAGATATCGTGCGGGCTATCGGTATTCGCGACCTGCTAGATCATGTAAAGGTAAAGCACATATCAGGCGGAACATCGCTAATCTTCTTCAAGTCCTACGAGAAAGGCCGTGCAAAGTTCCAGGGTGAAACGATTGATTGGGTATGGCTTGACGAGGAGCCGCCAGCAGACATCTACTCTGAGAGCCTCACACGAACCAATAAGGGCCAGCTCGGTCAATTCCTATTCATGACATTCACCCCGCTTCTAGGGATGACCGACGTTGCTTTCAGCTTCTATAAGAATCCAGGAGCTTATAAAAAGTTGGTGATGATGACTATTTATGATGTCGATCACTACACAGACGATGAGAAGGAGCAGATAGTAGCCTCATATCCTGCCCATGAGCGCGAGGCTAGAGCTAAAGGGCTGCCGGTGCTTGGTAGTGGGCGAATATTCCCAGTGGCGCAGGAGAAGATAGAGATAGAGCCAATAGCCATCCCCGGCCATTGGGTTGTGATTGGCGGGCTAGATTTTGGCTGGGATCACCCCCAAGCTGCTGTGAAAATGGCATGGGATAAGGATGGTGACGTGCTCTATGTGACCCATGAGTACAGGGCCAGGAAGACAACGCCAGAAGAGGCTGCTATCACGCTAAGGCGATGGGGCGAGCATCTGCCGTGGGCTTGGCCGCATGACGGCTACCAGCACGACAAGGGGTCAGGGCAGCAACTCGCTGGACTGTATGGCTCTGCCGGTATGAATATGCTGCCAGAACACGCAACCCATGAGGACGGAGGCAACGGCGTGGAGGCTGGGCTTATGGAGATGCTTGATAGAATGAGGTCTGGAAGGCTCAAGGTATTCTCTACCTGCACAGAATGGTTCGAGGAATTCCTACTCTATCACCGTAAGGATGGGAAAGTCGTTAAGCTATCAGATGATTTAATGGCAGCATCAAGATATGCTATGATGATGAAAAGATATGCAGATGTGGCAAATCCTCAAGTTATTGACATCGTTTTTGATTCGGAGTGGTAGACATGGCGAGCAATTCAGAAAAGCTGGCAGCGGTACATAAGGAAGCTCTTGAGCGGTTTGAGCTAGTCTATAACGCCGAGAAAGACCAGCGCACACTAGCTATCGAGGATATGCGCTTTGCTCACGCCGAGGATGGGCAGTGGGACGAGGACGCTATCGCCAAGCGCAAAGACCGGCCCCGTTACACTCTAAACCGCGTGGCTGGTGCTATCGACCAGGTATGCGGCGACCAGCGGCAGAACCGCACACAGATTAAAGTCAGGCCAGTACGCGGCGGCTCCAAGGACGTAGCCAAGATTGAGATGGGGCTTATCAGAAACATAGAGGGCCAGTCAGACGCCGAAAGCATCTATGATGCCGCCTTTGATGAGGTTGCAACCTGTGGAT